GCAATGTAAATAAAAAAGGTGTATTCATAAAGAACACACCTTTTTCTTGCAACTTAATTAGTTACACATAGAATACAAATATATTTCAACTCACAAGCTATGGCATCGCCATAACTGACATTTATACTATATCAGACTTGTAGTGGTTTGTCAACACGTTTTACTATGTTTTGTATCATTGCACAAATTTGGCTTGTCATTTTTGCTGTTTTGTACATATAAATTTTATAAGACTTTTATAAGACTTTCATAAAACTCTGTCTTATAATTTTCTAATAAAATCCTTGTAATTTTTTAATAAAATCTTTATTTCATAGAAACCTATTCTTCCACTATCTCGTTAGCCCTTAACGAGATTTTGTTTTTAACCTTTTCTTTAGGTAATTTCGTCAAGCGTAAAAAAATAGGGTACTAGAAATTAATCTAGTACCCTAAAATTATTTCTGAACCAATGTCAGAAGTGGGTAAATACCAAACTCAGCATTGGCTGGTCTTGCGTGAATTGTTCTTTTATCAATATCATAATATCCGTAATAATTCATACCCGAATATGACGATAGCCACATTCCACCAGTAGTATCGTAACCAAAGCCTGTTAAAGCTGTAGTAATTGGCTTATTTGCAAAGTATGGCAATTGTGACTCCATGCCTGAATTATCATAACAACCCGATGTGACATAATGTCCGAAAATCTCAGGCTCACTCGGCAATCTAAGCGAATAGGATGTATAACTATCACTATAGCCATAGTTTTTCACACTTCTTCCACCACCATTGACATAAGTGTAACTTGTGGCTGATTTGTTAATCATAAGTGGTAACGGGTCTGAAAACTCAGCAAGATTATTTCCAAAAATATTTTTAAAATGTGCAGTATAAACAGGCATAACCTTTTGCTGAATGAATGTTTGAGAGTATGCGTGAACATCACCTAAGCCTGTAGCGTTATCAATAGCATTTGTTCCTATTGGTGAGCCAAAGGGCATAAATGTATATGACCGTTTCCCGCTTGAAGCTTTTGTAGTTCTAAGAAAATCCACAGCTACACATACAAAATAAGTATCATACTCTACCGTTTTTGTACTTTCTTCGCCATTAACGATACAAGGAACATTTTCAATAGTTCCTTTTAATTTCAGTTCTGTACCAAGACCTACTTCGTAAATATCGCCACGATTTATTTGACCAAGAAGCCCATTTATATTATCTGGATCATTACAATTCCATGTTCCACCTACGGTATGAGCATTACGATTTAATTTCTCCATGCGAACACAACTTCCACTCAGAATAGATATTTCATCTGCGTTTCTTTTAACTGAGGTAGCCAAATTTTCTATTTGGCTTGTAATATCTGCCGTACCGTCATTGTTCATAAACTCCGTTTGGTTTGCTAGTGAACTAAGCTTATTATCTGTTTTATTATATATACTTACACTCATTTAGTCTTTCCACCACCCTCATTATCCTCGCTTTCATATTTCCGTCCTGTGATTGTTGTATACTCCTCAGCCGTGATTCACTTGCCGACAAGAGTAACATTAGTTTATTATAGCCTTCTTTAGCTGATTATCGTCGATACTTAGTCAGAAAACAACATTTACCTGTCTGGGGGGCATCGGTATTGACAAAAACCCAAACATAATCTCCACCAACATACATTCCTTGCACCACACCGAGATAAGGAGTTCCGTCATTTTTATAATATTTCACACTGTTTTTAACTGACGAATAATCGGAAAGCGACACTTTGTTTATAGTATACATTCCAGAACTTTCAGCTCCGCCAACATACAACGTGTTATTCCAAATGTCAGCTCCCTGAATGCCAAACGCAGAAAGATTTTCTTTCCGTTCTAACTCAATAAACTCTCCATTAAAATTTCCACTTGAGTCTCGTTTCAACAACACTTTAATTATTGTTCTCAAATCATTGGACAAAAGAACGGCGATGTTATTTTCCCCAAGATTGGAATCGCCCCACAAAGCCTGCACCTTATAGCCAATATTCACATTGTATTTGATACCGACATCGGCTATAAGTGCAGTATTTCCAAGTTCTAATGGGTGAGGAATAACAACAAAATAATTGCCCTCCGTTTCAAAATCATTTGCTCCGTTTCCGAAAATCAAACAGTCGTTTGCTTCGCAATAGTCAACAACATTCCAATGCCCAAAATCACAGTTGATTGTTCCAATGTGAACAAACTGTTCACCGTCCCACTTATACCGAAAAACTCCTGTACCATTGGAGAAATCGGTAGTATTGCATTTAGCGAGCCACAATTCATCTTTCACAAACGTAAAATCGTTTTGATTGAATGTGAAAGAATTCCTAAGTTTGCTTATGGTTAAAACTGCATTATCCTCGTGATGTGGATATGTTCCAAAAGTGTATTTGTTAAGAATATCATTGTAATTGTTAAGGATATCATTCAAATTTTCAGGAACTATTGATATTTTTAAATGATATTTTTCGTAAGGGATAGGTTTCATGTCTGATTCGCCACTTATCAACATGAATTTACCGCCTGTAGATGATGTATAGTTGTAAGATACTCTAATGAATTTTGCACCTTTGGGAATTTCTACAACCGATTGTGACATATCGGCAACACCAGCTGCCGAATATGTTTTAAGATGTCCACTATTAGATTCAGACGCATAAAACGAAATTCTGTAGAAACACCTCATTGCTTTTCCATTCACAATAGTATATGCACTTACATATTTTTCTGCAAGAGAAGAAATATCAATATAATTTACTGTAGCACATCCAGCTGGGAAGTCGTTCATGATATTACCATCACTCCCAAGTCTTGAACCGTCCACAAGGAGTGTTTCATCCAGCAAATTAGATCCGGTCTTCCAAAACAAATTAGGCTGGTTGGTTTTTAAATCAGTTAAATCTTCCTTTAGCTGATTAACGGAGTCTGCATTTTCCAGAGCTGTCTGTGCGGCAGTTTCTGCGCCCTGTCTAGCCGTTTCAGCCTGCGCAGCGGACGTTTCTGCAGATGCCTGTGCTGTTTCAGCACGTTCAGCCGCCTGCGTTGCCGTGTCTGCTGACAATCCTGCGGCTGTGGCAGATTTTTTTGCGTTCTCTGCCGCTGTAGTCGCCGTTTCTGCAGTGGTGACGGCTGTCTGCATATCTGCGTGCGCCTGTCTGCCTATGGCGTCTATGCGGTCTAGTGCGTCAGCTGCCACACTTGGTGATGGGATAGCTGTATCACCGATAGCCGCACCTATTCGCAGTCGAAAAATTCGTGATTTTTTAACTAAAATATACTCATCGCCTGACAGTTTCTTTGCACATATCTGACACGAAACTGTCTGCGCTGAACGCAGTATATCTGCGGTTGGCGTCCACTGTCCGCCTGTGATATCGACCTCATAGGCAGTGCCGTCGCCGTAGTCTATCGTTAACACATAGCGGTCTGCGCCGTCTACTGTCAGCCCTTCGACCGACACAGGACGGGCATTAGTTTCACCGACATAGCCCAGCAATGCAGTGTTCAGTGTTACGTCATAATCTGCATTTAATGTTATCGTCATTTAATCACCCCTCTTTACTCTATTGCAATGTAGTCAACATAGTATGTTCCTGTTGGAACGGTTTCCAATGTTGGCCCGTTATTAGATCCCATGCAGACGTTCAGATAGTACGACTTTCCCGACCCATTCACATGAGTGCAGAACGTCTTGTGTGGTGTTGGTGCGGCTGTCTGCCGTAGCATTGCTATGACCTGCTTAGGTGCAAAGGTCAGTCCAAGCGGTATCCGCATCAGCGCATTTGTTCCCGTCATCTTGTATTCCACAGTGCCATAGTGTATCTTGCCGGCTCGGCTCAGTATTTCATCGATTTCCTCACCTGCGTGTTGCATAGGATAGTCATTTTCTGTGATGTCTTGTGTCAATGTCAAATCATCAGCCATTATCTCGCCCCCCTTAAAGCTGTTCTTCAACACTCAGGCCTACCGCAGAAATGTCTGCTGAAAGTCCGCCGTCAAAGTTAAAACCAAGATTTGTTATCGGTATGTCATAGCTGTCTGCGCCGTTGGTGTAGGTCACCACGTCACATATGTCGAAACGTGGATCACCAAGTCTGTGGTATAGCTCAGTGGTGTACCACGAAAAACCTCCTATCCTGCGCCACAGAGATTGCAAAAGTGACTCTGTCATGTATGGATTTTCAAACTCCAAAACTCTACCCTGTGTTGTGTCCGTCACGCCAAGTGACAGCGTAGTATCGTCATTTACTTTGCAGACTATACCGACTATCACGTTCTGCCTTTCCGACAGCGTAGGCAAATCAATGGTATTGTTGTCCAACGTTTTCACGCTCTTGCCATACCACTTTCGGACGTATTTTCCATATCGGTCAACATACCCGAACTGCCCCTGCGCAGAAGCTAGATAGGACAACATTTGGCGCATGGTCACGTCTTTTGGCACGGAGCCGACCTTGAAATAGAAATACTTTGAGTACAGCACCTTGCCGTTCTTATCTATCAACCTTCTGCCGTTCTTGTCACGCAGTAGTCGCACCTCTGTGTAGTCATTGCCGTTCTGCAATCCTAATTGTCTGCAAATGTCGTCTTCGACGGCTTTATTCCAGTTTGGCATAGGGATATGCGGTACATATGGCTTGTCCGAGAAGTACAGCCTGTCCGCCATTGTCAGCTGAACACTGCCGCCCGATTTCTTTGATTTTACGCAGGTGAAACGCCCCATTGGTATCTTTTCGTCTGAAAGTATGCCGCTAGTTTCGTAGTCTACGAGATACAGATATGTGTCATACTCTTCGCCAAGAAACGCTGTTTCAGTGTCACTTATGGTCATGTTCCACGATTGCGAACACACGGCGCCCAGCTCGATGTCATCAGACAAGGACGTGCTTTGAGCTGTACTGCTTGCAGATACTATCTTGTCGCCTGTAAGTATGCTGTTTGTGTCTTCAAGCTCCATTCTCCACGTTCTGCAATAGCTCTCTATCTTTGATGATACAATGTCGCTTACTGTGTACATTTATGTCACCTCACCTGTACCGGAATAGGCATAAAGGTCAAGGGAAAGCACCTTGCAAAGCTGTCTTTTCTTATCCCAACCCCACTGCTCGTATGTTGTACCCTCTGCCCTAAAACGTACCGTGACCATGTTGAACGTTTCATCAAGGTAGGTAACAGGAAAATCAGCGTCCTGCACATTCAGAACATACTCGTTTATAATTGCTACTTCCTGCGGTTTAAGATTTGCCCACTCTATGTGAAGCGTGGTCTGCAAGCCCTTTACGTCACCCACATATTTGCAGGTAGAGGAAAGCCCTGCATTATCGGACATTATTTTTTTCTTATCTATTGTGAACGTTGTCGGCACAGCTATTTCAGTATCACCAAATTTAAGATATTCCATTGCATTACCTCCTATACAAGCGGTGACTTGCCATTAAGCTTTGTCAGCGAGTTTATATCTTCTACCACAGCCTTGCCAACAGCTCGCTTGTCTATCTCCACAGTTACATTGATAGGCTGTTTGGCGCTTTTGCCGTCAACAGAGGCATACTCTGCAAGGGCGTTGAGTATAGCCGACCGCATACCCATGTTTGACGTATCAGGCACAGTTTGTGTAGCTGTCTGCTCTCTCAGTGAAGATACATCTATCCTGCTGTCAACACTGCTGGCACTTTGTATAGCAGATCTGACCATGTTTTCAGAAGCCTGCACTGCAAGATACGTTTCATCAGCCACACCAAGAGCATATCCCTCGCCCACATATCCGCCCAGCGTGCGGAAAACTCTTGAAGGCGAGTGTGAATCCTGTGCAAGTCTTGCGGCGTTTATGCCCCTTATGACCATTTCATTTACTGTGGCACTTACAAATGACATTCTGCTCTGTATGCCGTCTGCATAGCCGTCTGCGGCGTACTGTCCTAAAACCTCATAAGCAGCTCGCATACTGTAATAGTTCTGTGACGGCAGGTCAACAAGTTCTGCAAGAAGCTTTGCGGAAGAGTCTTTCATCTTGCTCATGCTTCTGTCAACGTAGTCATTCATTTCATCAAATATGCCCTTGCTCTTGGCAGAGTATTTCTTGAGTTCCTTATCTGACATATCAACAAACGCCTTTGCGTAGCCTGCGCCCTTTGGACCCATTTCTTCAAGATTGTTGTAAAAGTCCTGTGAGATAATGCCGTCTGCGACCTTTTTTTTCAGCTTGGCGAGATTGTTCTCCCAATCGGTAAAGCCGTTTATGTTATCGTCAAGATTTGCGATAAGCTGTTCGGCGGCCACATCTGACTTTCCACAGAACTCGTCAAGAAGATCTACCTGTCCGAACACAAGATCGTGCTGGGTTTTGTATGCGTCTGCATACTTGCCGCAGATGTCATTTATCTGCGACAGCGTTTCTTCCGAGAGTTCTGCTATCGAGCCTGTTGTAAGAGCATAAGCGTCGGCAAATTCTTTCTGAGCGATGTTTGCTTCCTCTATGGACTGTCTTACAGAGGAAAGGTCATTGTTTGCTGTTGTAAGTGCACCGTGAGCGGTGTTGAGGGACAGTGCAAGTGCGTCAAAATCATCACCTGTCAAGCCGTCAGCCTTAGCCTGTTTGTACCTTTCCAAAGCCTCGTCATACTCGCTCTGAGCCGCCGCTTGGTTTCTCAGAGCCTCCGCAAGCTTATCCTGCAAGTCCTTTGTATCCTGCATATCCGCATAAGCGTCAAGCATATCGCTTACTGCGGCTGTGTTGTTTTTCAAGCCGCCTGTCTGATCATCTATGGTCAGATTAAGGCCCTCTATATCGCCGTTGAGCTGATCTATAATGGATTGCATTTCGGCTTTTTCATCAGCACTTTTATTTTCAGTTTCATTCAGCTCTTTGAGCCTGTCATTGAGCACACGATAGGAGTCGGCTTGCTTTTTATTGCTGTCTGTGCTGTCGGCAAGCTCCTCGTGAAGACTTTCAACGGCACTTTTGGTGGAAAGACATTTGTCCGAAAACTGTTTGACGCTCTCGGACAAATTCACTATACTGCTTTCTGTGACGTCTATCTCATTGGCAAAATGATTTATGATTGCACTGCCTATAAGTGCAACTCCTGCAGCGATACCTGCCGCAAGATTTTGAGTTATAGCCATTTCGGCATTCATGGCCGTTGCCATAGCCTTGCCTTGTATCATTTGCAGAGTAAGCCCCTCAAAGGACTTTGTGACCGCAGACACCTTTGACACCGCAATGAATGTCACAATTGCCGCTGTTATGGATTTAAGGGCGTTGTGAACACCCTCTATAACGCCCTCTATATTTTCTGCGTCAACGCCCATCTTCTCAAAAAGCTGACCAACTGCTGAATCAAATACCTTTGCTGTTTGAGATACAAAGCTCCTTGCAAGTCGCTTTACGTTATCGAAAAATGTTTCTGTCGAACCTATCAGGTCATTGAAAGCCTTGTCAGCATCACCACCTGATGTAAGCACACCAAGAAAGTTCTTGGCGGCAGCTTTCATACTTGCAAACGAGCCTGAAAAGGTGGTGCTTGCCTCTTTGGCTGTTGTGCCTGTGATATCAAGGTTTTGCTGAATTGTGTGGATAGCGTTGTATACGTCACTCAGATTATCAATGTTGTATTCAACTCCGCTGAGCTTCTGAGCGTCCTGCAAGAGCCGTTCCATTTCAGACTTTGTTCCACCGTAGCCAAGCTTGAGGTTATCGAGCATTGTGTAGTTCTGCTTTGCGAAACCTTGATAAGCGTTTTGTATAGACTGCATATCCGAGCCGAATTTGTTGGCGTTGTCGGACATATCCACCATAGCAGTGTGAGCGACCTCAGCCGCCTTTTGAGTGTCACCGCCAAGAGATGAAAGCAACGACGCTGAAAAGCTCGTGACGTTCTCCATATACTCGTTTGCACTTACTCCTGCGGTCTTGTAGGCATCTTGTGCGTTCTTCTTGACAATATCAGCGTGCTTTTTAAATAGCGTTTCAACACCGCCAAGCGACTGCTCAAGAGCCGCACCCTCAGTGAATGCAGAGGTGACTACCTTGCTTATAGCCGCTCCCACACCTGCCGCCGCTATAGCCTTTTTGAGTTTCGTTGCAAAGCTTTCGCCTGTTTTCTCGCCTGCGCTGTCGCCCTCGTCGGGCAGGTCTTTGAACAGGTCTTTTATTCTGCCTGTTATGCCCTCTGAGATAGGTATTATCTGCACATATGCGTCCGCAAGCTTAGTTCCTTCCGCCATTACGTTTCACCTCCTATCAGTTCTTGCCTTGCTTTTTCAAATTCTTCGATACTTGTAAATCCTCGTATCTTGCTCTCACTGTCGCCTAAAAGCTTTGAAACAACAGTTTCGGGTATGTTCACACCTCTTGCGCCGTCTTTCGTTTTAGCCCATTGCAGCCACGCAAGCTTGTCATATATCATTGCAGCAAGGAGCGTGTCAAGAGTGACCTTATCCCCCGAGAGCAGCATCTTGCATCGGCTGTCGGGACGCAGACCCATAAAAACCGCCGCCACTGAGGAAAGCGGCAGCGTTTTGTAGTCGTATATGTGATAGGCCTCTGCGAGATCGCAGGCAAGCGACATCTCATCACGGCATATCATATGGGCAAGTCCGCAGACAGCCCTCAGGCGTTTTTTGTTTTGTCGCCCTCTGAGCCTTCGCCTTTCAGTATATCGGCGATCTCTGCAAGCATCTTGTTTCTTGACACTATTCCTGTGTCTATATCTCTGCAATGCTCTTTGAGGCTGTCGAGCTGTGCCTTGGAAAGGAGCTGTCTTGCCACCTTGATGACAGCGGCAGTGTCGCCCTCATCTATCGCCACAAGTGATTCAAGCAGCTCCCAGTTGTCAAGAGCCTTATCCTCTATCTCATAGTCAAAACCGCTTTTTGTGATACCTTTAAGCATATGATCTTCCTCCTGTTACTCAGATTTCAGGTGAATGTACTCATAGTGTGAGTTGCCCTTGCTGTCGTTGACGGCTGTCAGCGTGATGTTATAGCCCACTGCGTCAGTGTCTATATACTTGATCTCGCCCAGAGCCGTTACAGAGGCACAAGGGACTACGATACGCTTTAAAGCTCCGTCCTTGAGGATAAGCTCGAAAACATACACGCTCTCCTCGTCAGAGCCGCCGTTCACGGCAACTGTTATGTCCTTGCCCTCAAGTGCAGTTGTGACGTTATCAGAGCCGTAGACAGTTTTGAGCACTTCCTCGTTGAGCGTTTCGATGAGCGTCAGCGTGAATGTGTCACTGCCTGCGTTGGTCATATTGAGCACTACATCTCCGCCCCAGGCTGCTACGTTGCTGTTTGAGCGGTCATTGCCGTTTGAAAGTCCGTCCTCTGAGCAATAGCCAAGGCACTTGAACTCCGCTGCAAGAGCCGATGTTGCGTCTGTCGGCAGCGTTGTGCCTTTAGGTGCACGATATACCGCACCGCCTATCTTAGGCTTGCCTGCGGTAACGTTGTTTGCATTGTTGGTGTTTGACATTGTTATCTCTCCTTTTCATAATATCGTATGTCGAATACTGCTTGATAGCGGTATCGTTTTGTTTCCTCATCGGTGTAGTTGTAGTCGCTGTTCAGCTTGCAGGATATGACATCATCAAGTATCACAGTGTCACGCATAGCTGCCTTGACGGTGTGATTGAGCCTTGCCGCCTCGTAAAGGCTGCCGCCGTATGACTGCACGGCGAGGGTCGCCGAAGATAGTCTGTTTTTCTCAGACGAGCCAAGCTTGTCGATGATGATATACTTCTGCGGCGGCTTTGCAGGCTCTTCCATAAACACAGGAACGTCAAGGCTCTTGCTCAGATAGTCCAGTATAACTTCTTCTATCATTTTCTCAGCACCGCCTTTAATATGGCATTGTCTTGCTTTGTTTCCTTTCTCGCCTTGTAGGTCACAGCCTTTATGCTTGCGTTCACACGCTTTTTACCTGAATAGGTGGACACCTCGTAGCCGTCACCCAGCCGCTGTGCCGCTTTGTCGGCAAACTCACGGCATATGTTCTCAGCCTCTTTTGAACGCAGCATTTGCCTTACTGCCTTGCGGTCAAGAACTATCTTCACTTTACCCATACAGTTCCACCTTGACTTTCTTGTTCCAGCTGAGGGGCAGGTTTTCTTCAATGCCCTCAGTAGGGAAACCTATGGTGCAAAATTTCCTGCCGAAGAACTCGACCTCTGTGTTTTCCCAAACGTGTGTATCTCCTTTTGGAATTGCAAGGGTGTAAGCTATTCGCTTGCCCGATAAGTTAAGCTCGCTTATAACATCATCAGACGACGGCTCGCCTACAAGAACATTGTCAACAAGCTCCCAGCTATCCTCATAAGTTGGTCTGCCAAAGCCGTCAACGCCTGTCTGCGTCTGCACTTTAAGCTTCACCGAAATTCCCTTTATCATTGTTCTCATAGTCATATACCTCCATAGCTCCCCACCTCTGACGAATGATACCAAGCTCTTTCAACTCGTTTTTGAGAAAATATAAAGATTGTCCTGAATTGAGATAAGTCATTGACACCGAATAGCCCATAGCTGCCTGAGATGCCTGCACAGCAGGTGGTGCATTATCAGCCGAACAGTCAAGACTTCTCACAACAGCCTTTGAGATTATCGCCTTTACTGTCAACGCATAGTCTTCATCACTTGTCACAAGGGTATTGACATCAACGCCGTAACGCTTGCCTATAACACGGAGCTTTGCGCAGGCGGTCTCGATAAGACTATCTGCCGCCTGCTGCTCCTGTGATGTGAGCTTTCGTCCGTATACTGCTATGTCGTCGATAGTGGCATAAACGTTGCTCATTCTGTTGCCTGAACGGCCTGAACGGCTGCAAACGCCTTAGGGTCAAGGATAGCAAAGCCGATATAAGCCTCTGTTCTGAGATACACCTCATTGTGACCTTTCAGATCTCTGCCTGAGTTATCAGGGTCGCCATATGGAATGACCTCCAAAGGAAGTTCCTTAGCATAGCCCCACTTAAAGGCTCTCGCAAAGTCGCCGACGATAGCTCTGTCTGTACCCTTATTGAAGTTTACAGTGGAGTTGACGTCACAAGCTGTGCCGTTGAGATTGCCTGGATTTGCACCAAGACCAAACTCAGGATACTGCTTTACACCGTTGACCTTGAGCTTTGCAAGTGCAGAGGCAAAGTCCTTTGAAAGTGCAAAGCCTGTTGCCTCGTAGTCGCCAAGCAGAGCAATAGCGTCTTCAAGATTGCCCTCAGGGTCTGTGCTGTCAAAATCGACCTTTGCACTATTGTCAGCTACCGCCTTGTCGATATAGTTATTATCCAAAGCAGCGACAACAGTTTTCTTTCTTGGATTGATTCCGTGAAAGCCAAGAATGTCGATAGCACGAGCAAACTTGATCGCTGCACCCTCTGCAAATGCTTTCATGACCTCAAGCTTTTTCTCGTCTGTTCCATAGATGAACTCGTCACTGAAGCGTGCGCCGTATTCGATCTTGAGCGGACGCATTGTTACCTTGCCGAGCTTAGCACTGCCTGCGGATTTAGCCTCGCTTTCACCGATAACGTCCGCCTCATCGTCCATAGAGAAAACGAAATAGTCGTTGCCGTTAAAGGACACAGGATCTCTTCTGCTGAGCTTTGCAAGGGTGGAATGACCCTTTACTGTTGAAAAAATGCTTGTTACTGTTTCAGGCTCAAGAAGTGTGCCTCTCTTAATTGTTTCTGCCATGATTATTCTCCTTTCAGCTTTTCAAGTGTTTTTCTAAGTGCGTTTTCCGCACTGTTTTTGCTTGGGTCGCCCTCTGCTCTGAAATCAGGGGCATTGTGTGATGTCTTAAAGTATTTTGACATCTTTTCTGCATCGGCTCTTATAGACTTTTCGTCCTCGCCGCTGAGCCTGTCCGAAAGCTCCGCAGGAAGTCCGTACTCCTGTGCGGCTCTCAGTTTGCAAAGGCTCTGTTCAGCCGCCTTGCCCTTTGCCGTAAGGTCTGCTATAGTGGTTTCATAGCCCTTGACCTTTTCTGCCATATCAGCAGGGGAAACATATCCCTCAAACTGCTTTGTGACAGCGTTTGTGTTTTCCTCCAGCTTGGCGTTTACTATCTTGTCAAGCTGTTCCTGCGTTGTAACAGGCTCAAATTCTTCTGCCATAATATCATTCCTTTCAAATATCAGTAGCTTATCTTTTGCTTCTTCTTTTCTTTAGCGTTCGCACAGCTCCAATGTGCAAGCACCACCGACTCTAACAGCGAAATGTCAGCGCCCTCCATAATAGAGCTGTAACCGAAACCTCCGCCTGAGCCTATGGCTCTGTGTTCACAGTTTGAAACAGCCTGCTCAAGTGCAGGTTGTTCTGCGTGGCATATCTTATCGGCAAACAGATTTTGCTCAAACTGAGCTGCCGCCTGCACCACCTCAGCAACCTTTGGCAGCACAGCCTTGCACTTAACTCCTGCGTCTTTCATATCACTTTCAAGCACAGCCTGTCCGTTTGCACCGTCTATGGTCACTTGCCTTGCGTGAGGATTTCTGAGATATGAGATTATCCAGCCGTTCCCCTCTCGCACAGGGCGGCAGTCGATAGCTTCAACGAATATTTTGCCGTCAGAAGTTTTAACAGCAACTGCAAGAGAAACATTTGCCGTATATCTTGCATACTTAACACCGAAGAACAGTTCAGGCGTGCCTGAAAGTTTTGGTGCTGTATCAAGCTGATAGTTATGCCATTCCTCCCGGCTTATAGCGGACTTCTGATTGTATCTTAACCACAGCCCTAAACGCTGAATATTATCGTCTGTCTGGTCTTTGCCAAGCTCTGAACGTATCTTACGCTCGGTTAATATCGTACCGAGTGAGGGATTTGTTTCATACCAAAGTTCAGGGTCATGTGCGTCAGCCATTTCAGGTATGCTCCACTCCGCCCAGCCGCTGTCAACGTTAGTTCCACTCAGAGTGTCACGGCGGTACTGATAGAACACAGTTCCAGATGATACCGCAGTAGGAGGAGTGCCGCACATCAGTGTCTGAGGGTTTGCAGAATCGGTAACAACGTATTTCAATGCACTTTCTTGGTCAGCCGTGTACTCCTGAGCCTCGTCTATAATGAGCAGGTCATAGCCCTCACCAAGTCCGCCTTTTGATGAACGTGTACGGAAGTTGATAAGACCTCCGTCATTATCTTTGAGCCACTCGATACGTTCAAGGCCAAACTGTTTTGTGCTCTTGAAATCCTCTTTTTCGGTATATCCTGCCTTTGCAAGACGTTCAATGACCTTTTCCCATGCGTTGTGAGAGGTGGTCGTTCTGTGTGCCGTATAAAGAACACGCTCTCCGTGGATAAGTCCCCAGAGAGCACGCATTATAAGTATTTCAGATTTTCCGTTACGTCTTGGCACGCTGTAGCCGTATTTCATATGCGTCCACAATCCCTCGTCATTGGTCGCCATTATGTCATATAGCTGTATTTCCTGCCATTCCTGAGCAGTTCTGCCTGTGCTGTTATATAACTCTACAGCCTCGTTGCCCTTAGTCTGCTCATAAGGCAGGACAAGGGCTGTGGTGGGGGTCTGCCTGCCGACTCTCTTATCCTCAATAGGGAATTACCTCCTTTTGGGTATGAAAAAAGCACCCGTTAAGGTACTTAGTTCCGATGTTTGATTAGTCTATTGTCTGCCAATCTTCCGACAACATATCTGCTTGACTTGCAAGCCAGCCAAGTTGTACGCCAGAAGTTCCCACAAACGCTAATGCTTTATTGCCCATATCCTTATGGTTTACATTTGTCACAGTACCATTAGGTGATTTATAACTAACATTAGTGGCAAGCTCAACATACTGTCCTTTGCCGTTCCAGCCTTTTCTTGCTATTTTCTTACCTCTCTTTGCTTCTTCAATTGCCTGTCCAAAATTCATATTTATCCGTCCTTTCTGATTTTGGGTATAAAAATACCGCCTCGCCGTAGCGGAGCGGTTATTAACTAATATTTGAGTTCAGGAGGTAACTGCTTTTCTCGAATGTCTGTCTCTGATACTTCTATACGAGAAATATGAAAAGCTTTTTTACAGTCATTGCACCAAACATCTCCATATCCTTTACCACTGCTTATTTCAAGCAATCTGTAATCTGTATTTTCTTGTCCGCAATATGGGCATTTGCCTGCCTTATGGAGCTGCTTTATACTCGCTAGATTGTCAAGCCATTTCATACTATCACCTCTTTGTAACCAAGCTATAAAATAATCGTTCAAACCTATAAGCTTGTTTTTCCATTAAATCTAAGTTTTGCTGAGCATATGCTTTGCCATGTTTCTTTAGCTGTAAAACGTGGCACTTTTCATGCAATATGGTTTTTACTAATTCCTCTTCAGAAGAAAATGCACTTGGGAACAAGTCTATTCTTCCTATGTTATTATAGTCTGTTGAGCCATAAAAAGGGAGTGCAAGGAGTTTTTCAGAACGCTGAATCTTAAAGGTTATTCCGCTAGTATCAATAGAATATTTTCTACATATGTTCAGAATTTCTCTTTTCTGCATTGGCACTGTCAACGTTGAGAACGCACCTATGTTTTGCTCTTTTCGTTCAAGGTTTCTTCCTAATTTCATTATACCACTTTTTTTCGATTTGTCAATCCTGCTAAGCACTTCTTTTTCCTTAGCTCTTGCCTGCTCAGGTGTGAGCCTTGTGACCTGCTTGCGTGTTTCGATCTCTTTGCCGTTTTGAACGTCTGAGTAGCTTATTTGGTCATATGTGCCTGCCTTTTCATTGACGTAGGTTATCTCACAGGTGCAGCGCTTATGCCGCCGCCACACGTCCTTTGGAACATCAGGATAGACGTACTTTCCTGCAAGCTTTGAACACCACGCACAGCATTTGCTGTGGTCTGAGCGGATAACGTACACCCTAAGTCCTGCTTTACTGCGAAAATCAGCATTTGTTTTGACATAATCGGTAAAAATCGAGCCGTTTATGTTCTCAACTGACGCAGTGAACTCGCTGAGCGACGTCTTGTCGGTAAGGTCCTTTTGAGCCGTCACTTTTGCAAGATTTTCTATCCTCTCAGAGGGAAAATCTGCTCTTTGCGGCTTTATGCCTATGCCTGCCGCCTTATCAAGCTGTTTTTGGATATTCTCAGCCACAGAGTTTATAAGTTCGTAATTATCACCGAATATATCACCGAGTATCTCAGCAATAAGCTGTTCATCTGTAAAAGCCTTTGGACTTTCGCTTATGCTTTTCTCAAAGACTTTTTTCAGCACAGCTCCTGTTGCCTGTGCGAAGTCATCAACATCACTAAGATTTGCGTTACCGCTTTCAAGCCTTTTTATAATGCTCTGCAAATGTTTGTCGCTTTTTGAAAGCTTGACAAGTTCGCTTTTTATTTTGTCTGAAAGTGCGCTCATTTGCCGTCACTCTCCATACCTGTGAGAGCCTTTATGTTTCTTGCACCAAGATAGTCAGGCACAGCCTGGTTTATCTTCAAGATAGCGTCGCCCACACCCGAGAGTGCCGCAGCGTCAGGCTCGAAGATAGGCAGCCATGCGACTTTTGTATCTCTGAACGCATCTCTTTGATATGCGTATCTGTCACGGATACAAACGGCAAGATAGCCCACATTGAGCAGACCTGTTCCGAACGTCCTCTGCGCCTTGCGTGCCGTTAATCGTAGGTTTTCATGACCTGCCTTGATAGCCTCTGCGCTGGAGGGGTTTTCGGTGGCAAAGCCCAAGTCATCAAGGGTCAGTCCTGTTTCTCCTGCGAACAGGCTTGCAAGTGTTCTCAGCTGTTCAGTATATGGCGTCATTGATTGCTGTTGAAACTGTCCTACAATGGGGTGATCGCCGTCGCCGTCTTTCGTGAAATTTAGAAAAGAGGATATCGTAGCAAGCCGGTTATTGAACTCTGCGTCCTCAGATAATCCAAGCACATATTTTTGAGGGAAGCTGTAAAATTCAGCCGACACCTCAGAGCGTTTTATAGTTCTGAGAGCTGTCTGTGTATAGGCAATGCAGGCTCTTGAAATACGGCTGTGACCGAACGGACGCTTTGCGTCAGGACGATATATTATCGGCACGAGCAGTGCATATGGTGCAGCGTTTGGTATACGCTGAACAAGCACGCCATGGGAGTATATTTCCGTCATGCCTGCCATGAAATAAGCCTCTGTCTTTACAACACCCATGCTGTCACGCTCAAGCACTGCATAGCCCTCGGTAAGCAGATTTGTCACAGGGTCAATGATACCGGTGGCATTTGAGCCGTCAATTACCTGCAGGCGAGGATAGCCGTTATCTTCTCGGATATAGACGAAAGAACACGCTGAGATAAGAGCCGAAAGCACCGCAGAGTCAATAAGTATATCCTGATTGTTTGACAAGAATATTTCGCTCAGATCAAATTCATCATTTTGAAATTCATCGAACTGCAAGCGGTCAGCAAGGCTATCGACTGCTTTCGCACACCAGCCAACAGTTTCCTTTAGCCCCTTGAATTTTTCGGGAGCAAGGCTCGAAAAGTCCTGTGCGTTATTTTTCATTTCGTAGTACTTATATCTCAATAGCACTCGTGTTTGTTTATCGGCAAGTCTGCGTCGCAGATAGTCAATTCCGTATATTTCGTTTGTCATATTTTTGCTCCTGTTTAAAATTCTGCGAGATATTTACACAATGAAGGCGTGAACGTGAAAAGTACCCTCAAAGGGGGTGGTATGCCCCCATATGCTCAAAAAAATTGGAAATTTCGTGGAAATTCGTGTTTAAATCGACTTCCAATCAAAAGTTTGCGGTAAAACACGGTTGGATACGGCTTCTACCTTTTGGTCAAACACCTGTTTTTCCACCAATTTGTCAGATTTCTGACGATTGCAACACCAATGAGCAAGCTGTAGGTTTTCAAGGGCTGAGGGGTGACCGCCTTTTGCTATGGGTATGATATGATCTATGCAAGCTGACAGTGGGTGTGGATACTTCAAGGAAAAATCAACAGGTTTTCCACAGATGCCGCAAACTGTTTGGGTAGCGTAGATTTTCTTCTTGTTGATACGGAACTGCTGTTGATGTGAACCGCTTCGGTCTGGTCTTGGTATAGGCATAAGGTCACCTTCTCAATGCAAAAGCGACCGCAAAATGCAGCCGCTATGTTATTTCTTTCCAAGCTTTATGAGCTTGTCGTTTGCTGTTGTCTTACCTCGCAATACGAGTCCATCTTTACCGATCGTGCCGTGATGAGTCTTCGTTCTTTGATAAATATCATTTTTATCTGCTGATTGCATTCTGCCGCCATGAACTTTTTGAACAGTGGTTGCTCTTGAGTATTCAAACGAGATAGAACCGTCACCCTGCTTTTTAAAAACAGGTTTTGAATATCCATTTTTTTTAGCAACATTTTCGAAACGTTTCATAACTGTTCGTTGCTCTGACGTTGTACCACTAGCAACACCTATTCCGCTCGAACTTCCTCTACCACCCATTTATCCTGGCTCCTTTCCATTTATCCTGAAACGCTTTTATGTGTACAATATTCCCCTTGCATTCGTCTGGAACATTGCCGTAAAACAATATAGTTTCCGGTCTAAGTTTTTCGCACATAACCTCATAACCTGATATGAATGCGGCTTTTGCAGCATTGTCATTCTGTGTTCCTATAGATGATACTGCCACCGTGCCACCCTTAGGTTCTCCGTCAAAACACCATTTGAATGACTTTTCGTCGCTCCAACATATAGTTGGAATAACTTCAATTCCGTTATCTTCCCAAAACGCACCGAGCCAATGCTTGCGGTAATGATTGTATATCTGCATTGCTGTCGGAAAATCAGCATATAGTGAAAAATCAGGAGTAAGGACACATCTGAAACCTTTGAGAATATCAAGATAGGCGGTCGGATTGTTCCAAAGCCTGAGAAATTGATAATCATCAAGAAAGAAATGTACTCCCTTATTCTGCCTGTTCTTTGTCGTCTTTGCATAATTAAAGCCAATAAGTTCAGGAAAATCTGTAATCTTTGAGCCTGTCAGCTGAGGTATATCATATTTACCTGCACCAGCATAAAAGCCGTGCTGTAAATTTTCATAGCGTTGTTTATTATTCAATTCAGCACCGCCTTTTTTTGTTTTCCAACGCAAAAGGCACCCCATAGGAGTGCCTCTCGCAAATATATTATAAGGAGTTTTGTAAATGGTGGAGCAGATGTTGAGCTGGCACGCTCTCGATCTGCATACGGAGCTTTCGCCCCGTCGGACTTTTTTATGGAGGTCCGCAAAGAAACTTTTGCCGTTATGGCATATTATCATTATACTCTCTTGACAGGGGTGATACAAGGGCTTTTTCGGGTGTCTGATAAAATTTCTTGAACATTTTTATCGCATTCGGACCAAGCACCTTGCGAGTGTAATTTACCTCACGGTCAAGAGCCTCAGCTGTTCGTTCCCATGACATTCCGTTTATGTATTTGTTGATTATCAACGCCGCAAGTCTGCTGTCAGGCATACTGTCCGTGATACACAATAGATTGTATGACATCTGTTCGTAACTTTTGCAAAGCTTTTCAAGCTCCGTCTTATAGTCCGCTATCATCACAACGCTGTCTTCTATCTTTCTTGACGTGCCTCCTGCAAAGCTGGGCGGTATATCGGAGCTTTGCGGCGATGTACTCTCAGCCCTTGCATAGCATTTTTCTATGGCACGCCTTATCGCCGATATACGCTTGTCTATATCCACCAGCTTGTTCAAATATTCTTCTGCTGTCAACCTTTATCCCTCCTCGATCATTCTTCCGCAAACAGGACAGAACTCAAAA